TTCCAGGTGAAGGAAGTAATGGTAAAGTCTATGTTTATAACTTAGATGGAACTAGTGAAGTTGGAATTACATCTTCTAATCCTGAAGGTGGTCAAATGGGTAATGCAGTTGCAGTTGGTGAAAACAAGATTGTAGTTGGTGATTATCTTGCAAATGCAAATTCAATCATAGGATCTGGTAAGGCATATATCTATGATCTTGATGGAACTAATGAAGTTGAATTGTATGCACCTGTTGGTAGACGTGCTGGAACCGATATGTATGGTAGTTCTGTTGCTGTTGGTAGTGGTAAAATTGCAATCGGAGCACAACAAGATGAAACTACTGGTAGTGAGACAGGTCTGGTTTATACCTATGATCTTGATGGAACTAATGTAGAAGAGGAGGAAGGTTTTGATTCATCAAATGCTGAATTCTTCGGTAGTGCTGTAGAATTATTTGATGGAAAACTTTATGCTGCTGCATATGCAGCAAAGTCAGCAACCAATGTTCTTGGTGTTGGTGCTGTTTACATTGTTGATGTTACTGGTGGTGCTGGTGTATTTGCTTGGGGTGCAAAACTTACAAATCAAGCATTAGCAACATATGTTGCTGTCAGTGGTCAAGAGTTCTACGCTAACGCAGAATTTAACATTAAGAAATTTGCTCTCGATCTTATGCAAGACCAAGTTGGTCGTGCATTGGCTGATGAGTTACCAAGTCCTTCTGAATCTGCTAGTTTCTATAAATTCTTTGATACTGCTGCTGCTACAAAATATGATGCTAATACAATTAATGGATTTGTTAGAACTAGTATTGATATCATCAAGGAGCAATTAAAATCTAGCATTTACTATACAACTATTACTGAAAATAATCCATTGACTGTTCCAGTCAAGAATTATGGAGATCGTAATATTCCTGTTGGTATTAGTGGTGAAATTATTGGATCTGACTTCATTTATTCTGAGGATAAAGATAATTATGCAGAAATTCAAACTGTAACTTTAAACGAAGCAAATATTGCTAAAGTTTACAAGAGATTTAGGATTGATGGTGATATTACAGATGGTCCTTTTGTTATGAACGAAGTTGTTCAGAAGCAAGGTGATGCTACTGTTACTGGTGTAGTTTATGGATTTGCTACTGATGAAAACTATAAGTATCTTGATGTTCAAGTAACTGGTGGAACATGGCAAGTTCTAGACACTATTGTAGGTGCTACAAATACTACAACTGCACAAATGACTGCTATTGAAGATCGTGTACATATTATCGATATTAAAGGATCCTTTACTACAGATATTCCATTCAAAGGATATACAAGTGGTAATACAGCAAAACCAATTACCTTCGCAAATAATCAAGCAGCAGTAACAAATAATGCTGGCGGTAAGTTAACAGTTGACACTGAAACTCTTATTGGTTCTCTTGAAGTTAACTCTGTTCTATATCCAGAATCTTCTAGAGAATATCTAGAAGTTACTAAGTATGCTGGTCTTGATCTTGAAGTTGGTGATAAGGTTGCATCTATTGGTCACAGACGTTTGACTGTTTCTATTGATTCTAACTTTAATCAATTCGTAGCTGGTCATAAAATATATCAAGTTATTGGTACTGCTCAGAATACAAATGTTTATGGAGTGATTACTGAAGTTGATACTGCTAATAATTACATTTACTATGTCCCAGTTCAAGGAACAATTAATAATGGTAATACAGTTGGAGACTATGGTTTAGGTGGAGTTGTATTACAGGGATCTGCAACTATTAGTAATATCACTACTGTTGCTGGTGCTGCTTCGGGTCTAATTCAGGATATTCGTGATGCAGGTCTTAATAAGAGATTGTACCTCACTAATATTTCAGGAACATTTAGTGGAAGAGATGGTATTAGAGGTGCTGGTACTTATCGTTCTGCAGTTGTTACTAGGGAAATTCTTAGGGCACGAGTTAAGCGTTTCTTCAAAGGATTTGATGGTACTCAAACCACATTCGATCTAACGATTAATAATGGTACACAATACCTTCCAGATCCTGATGGACATATGCTCGTCTTTATTAATGGTGTTCTTCAACCTCCTGGCAGTGGTAATTCTTACAACGCATTCTCTGATAAGATTCAGTTTACTGAACCACCTGATTTAGGATCTTCTTTCACTGGTTTCTATATTGGTAAATTAAGGCAACTTGATGATATTGGATTTGAATTTGATTCTTTACGTCAGTCATTTAACCTTAAGCGTGATGATATCTTCTACTCTCTTACGCTTACGGATGGTGTTCAGTCTAGTGTTATTAGACCTGAAAATAACATTCTCGTTTCTGTCAATGGTGTTCTTCAAGAACCTGGTGTTGGTTTTGAGATTGTTGGTTCAAGAATTATCTTCTCTGAAATTCCTCGTTTTGGATCTACATTCGTTGCCTTCTCTTATGTTGGTTCTGAGGCAGACGTTGATGCTGACGTGGTTGTACCACCAGTTGAAGCGGGTGACTTTATTGACATTGAAGGTGAGGTAAGTGACCGTGAAGTTGCTGTTATTGAGTCTTCAAACTCTCTAATCACATTCGATTATCTTGGATCTGTATTTGGTCAAGATGCTGACGCAACAGCAGTCTTAACTAACGGATACATTGAAAGAGTTAGCGTTACATCTGGTGGATCTGGATATACGTCTAGACCTGTTGTTAGACTTGATTCTATATCTGGTTTTGATGGTAATGTTAAAGCTCTAATTGGTGTCGCTGGTGTGACTGTAACTGCTGGTGGTAGTGGATATTCAAACCCAACTATAGATGTTGCAACTGAAGTTCCTGATGATTGGAATCCACCAGATCTTTCCTTATATGGTGAAGAAGTAATTGATCCTGAAGTAAACCCATAAATAACTAAAAAGTGTAGCAAGTAATGGCTAAACAATCCCTCAATATTGGTACTGTAGCTAATGACAACACAGGTGATACCCTGAGGAGTGGTGGCGATAAAATCAATGATAATTTTAATGAACTGTATACTGCTATAGGTAACGGTACTGCTCTAGGTATTACCGTTTCCAACCCCGCAGTTGGTCAGGTTTTAAGATATAATGGGAGTACCTTTACTCCGTCAAATTTAAATTCACTCACTTCTGCGTTAGATGTTTCTGGAAACTCTATTATTTCCGCAAATGATGGTGATATTACTCTTGTTCCAAACGGAACAGGTGATGTAAGAATTACTGCTGGATCTCAAACTACAATTTTTGATGGATCTAATGGAAATGTTTCTATAGCATCTACTATTTCATATAAAAATGAATATAATTCATTAGGTGGTGCTCCTTCTGCAGCATCTACACCTGGTTATTTCTTTACAGTTGATGGTGATGATAATCCGTATGTAAATATGAACATCACTGCTGGTGGTGTTGGTGATAGTCGAGTAAAACTTCTTACTGAGTATTCGGGGATTGATGCTCTGTCTGATGTTGACACAACTGGAGTAGCAGACGGCAAAATTCTTAAATATCAAGCATCTAGTTCAAGTTTTATCATAGCAGATGATGTAGCTGGTGCTGGTCAGTCAAATACTTTCTCAATTATTAACGGTGATACTGGTACTACCACAGCAAATACTACTGCAGATACATTAACAATTGCTGGTGGAACTGATATTACTACAGTAGTTTCTGGTGATACAGTAACTTTAAACTTTAGCGGAAGTCTTACTACGACATTTGCAGCATTAACAGATACTGATGTCACAGGGATTGTTCAAGGTGATTCGTTATATTGGAATGGTACTGACTGGGTTGTTACCAAAAGTCCAATGACTTGGTGGGAAGTTGGTTCAGATGGATCAAGTCACTATACGATTAATGGTCCTGGTTTTTCTACTGCTACAAACGATCCAACTCTTTATGTCATGAGAGGTATGACATATGCATTTGACAATAGTGCAAATGGTGGGTCTCATCCTTTTAGAATTCAAAGTACTCAAGGACTTTCTGGAACTGCTTATACTGCAGGTCAAAGTGGTAGTGGAACAAATGTCTTGTATTGGACAGTTCCAATGGATGCTCCCAATACTCTTTATTATCAATGCACCATTCATGCACTGATGAATGGAACTATCAACGTACTAATCTGATTTAAATGGCAAGAACTGTTCCTGGATCTGGTGCTGTCATCGAACCAATCTTTGATGAGATTTTCGGTGTTCGTGCGATAAAAGTATTAGATGGTGGTACTGGATATGATATATCTAATCCACCCAGACTTACTGTGAGTGGTTGTGGTACTCCTGACGAAGAGTGTTTGTTATATCCAATCATTGATACAAATTCTGGTAGAATTACACATGTTCGTGTATTAGAAAGAGGTAGGGGATATGACCCTCTAAGATTGCAGTTCTTTCCAGAACAGGAAACTCCAAATGTTGTAGATTCGTTTGATATCAATAGAGTTTGGCAAACACATCCAAATTCCCCTACAATAGGATCATTCAGTACTACTACTGATAGACTCCGCATACAATCTGATAATCATCCTAAACCCACTTACATTCAAGAAGAGGCAGCACCTAGTGGTGGACCTCTGGTTGATCGAACTTTTGATCAAACATTTATATATCGTGGTGGTAAAGATGTACCTGATCCTGGTACTAGAGTAGAACAAAGTGATAAAGTAATAGGCATTCTTGCTAATGGAGGTCTTTTACACACTCCAGAATGGGGTACTGAAGGTGGTGCTCCTGTTAATTTTGCTATTGATTCTGTCAAATATGATTACATTAAAACTAACAGTGTATATGATACAGTAACTGAAGGAAACGCAAGATATTATCAATCTAGTAAACTTATTAATGAATTTGCTTTAACTAATGGTGTTTTTCAGTGGGGTAAATTCAAACATTTTACTTGGACTACAAAAGTTGAAGCAAATGTTGTTTTAAATATTATCAATTCCGATGAAACTCTTGGTACAGTTGAAGTTGGTAGAACAATTGATGAAATTGGTGGTAGTGCTAATGGAGAGATAACAAAAGTTGTTAGAGATGGTAATAATGTAGTTACTAGAATATATCTTAGAAATCTTAATGGTGATGATTTTTTAGAAAGTGATCTATGTTTAGGTTCTACAGGATTTACTTTTACTATTGCAAATGATCCAATAACATTTAATGCATTTTATATTGAGTTTGGTCCTGACGCTGCAAAATTTGGTCCTTTTTCACCAGGAACATACTATTTTGCTCCAGAAAATATTACGGTAAAAAGAAATTATATAATCAATTTCGATCAATCAGACTCTACAAATAATACTCATCCTATTAGATTCAGTACAACTCCTGATGGTACTCATAATGATACTCCAGGAACTCTTTATTATACAAGTTCTGGAGCATCTGGAGCACCAGCAGCAGATTATGAAAATGAATATGCTCCAATATTCATGATGAATGAAGATGAGACAAATAGAATTTATTATTACTGTAAGAATCATCCAAATATGTCTGGTCAAGATGGAGATGATGGTTATATGATCATCAGTTCAGATACCAGTGCTGAAACTTTAACTAATAATTATTATTCTGAAGATTATTATCAACCTGGTGATGCATCAACTATAGATCGTTCAAGGCATGTTGATGGTCACTCTAAGATTATTGGTATATCCTATGATGGATATCCAATTTACGGACCTTATGGGTATAACTCAAGTGGTGCTGTTGCCAGAGAGGTTTCATCATTCCGTTTTAAAACTACTGCAGAACTTCCTGGTACAAGACCTCAAGTAACAACTGCATCTACAGTTACCTATGCAGTGACTATTTCTAATGGTGAGTTTTTATTTGATGGTTCTAGACCAAATTTCATATCTCTTGATAGAGGTAAGACATACGTATTTAATCAAAATGATGCATCGAATAATCAAGAATTTTTATTATTCAGTACAACTAACAATGGTTGGCACTCTACTGGAGATCCAACTGATATAGGACAGACTTCTTTCTTATATGAATTAGGAGTTCAATATTATATTAATGGATCTGCTGTTTCTGGATTTGCTGAATATCTTAGTGCTTTTAATGGAGCAACTACAAGAGAAATTAGATTTACAGTTCCTGTTTCATCACCTACCACATTATATTGTTTTGGGTATACTACTTCAGGTTTAGGTGTTAGAACTGTTCAGGTTGGTTATATTTTAGGAGATTTAGTACAAGATTATATCTATGATTCTTCAGTTGGATCTTTGGATGGATATAATGGTAAGTTTTCTGTAACACCAGAGTATCCTAACGGAACATATGCATATTTTATGACTGAAGATGGTAGTGGAAATCCTGTATATCCATATGTAATTGGTCCTAAGATGTATGGGGTTCCTTTATTTGAGGGAAGTGTAGTTCCTGATGTTGTAGAGATTTTCCCTGATGGTGCTGCTGGTGATGTTATATTGGATGATAATGGAGCAGTATCTTATATTAAGATGTTCAAAAATGGTGATAACTATTACGGACCTGCAAAAGCTAGAATATTAGGTGGTGAAGGATCTGGAGCAACTGGTGTTTCGACAGTTCAAACTGTTACTGGTTTAACTTTAAACAATCCTGGTAGAAGTTATGCTACTGCACCAACAGTTATTTTTGAAGGCGGTGGTGGACAGGATGCTCAAGGATCTGCCAAAATTAGTACTACTGGAAAAGTAACTTCTATTAGTATTGCTGATAGTGGTCAGTTCTATCAAGAAGCACCATTTATTTTAATTAGTGGTGGTGGAGGTATAGGTGCAAAAGCAGTTGCTACTGTTGATCAAGGATCAATTACATCGATTACTGTTACTGAGCAAGGAGAAGGATATACAACACCTCCAAAAATTATATTTACTAGATTAGTTGATCTAAAACGTAAGGCAGGTGCTCGTCAGTCAAATAATTCTTCAAACATTTATATTACTGGATTAACTAAAGCAATCACTCCTGCTGCCACTGAAATTTTTGTAAAATCTACAAGTTCTTTCCCTGGATCTGGTGATTTTATTGTTGGATATGAAACTATTTCTTACACTGCAAAAACTGACGAAAAATTCTCTGGTCTTACTCGTGGTGTGAACTTCAATTATGATCAAAGAGTTATTCTTGATACTAGTCAGGATGATAGAGACGGTGTATCAACATATAAGTTTAATGTTGGTGATAGAATTATTCGTAAAGTTGAGAATTCATCTAGTAAAATTTCAAAGGTATATGATTGGAATGCAGCAACTAGAGAACTTTTAGTAGTTTTTGAAATTGATGAATTAGCATTTATTGATGGTGGTATTGCAGCAAGTGAAGATGCTACAGTTCAATTTGATGCTGGTGTTGCAGACAGTAGTACATCTAATAGCACTCCACCAAACCCAGTAGTAATTACTGATGAGGAAACTGATGTTATTACACTACTAACTTCACCTATTTCAACTATTACAAATAGAAAGTTTGAAGATGATGATGAAGATGATGGTGCTGGAGATGGTATTCCAGATTTGGTAAATACAGGAACTAGTTACGAGAATCAAATTAACCTTGATGGTGGTATTTACAATTCTCTTTATGGTATTGAAGAAACTCAAGGTGGAACAAATACAACTTTACTTGCTGCAGGTGATCAAATTAAAGATGCCACTATTCCGTTTAAATATGCTACTGTCGATACTGCAGGTGGTCTTAATGAAGGTACAGATCATGCAGCAGTTATTGAAATACATTTGGAAGGAGGATCTGGAGGAACCTATAGTGTTAACGAAGTAGTTACTGGAGGATCTTCTGGAGTTCAAGGAACAGTTGTTAACTGGGATGCTGTAAATAAAGTGTTACAAGTTCAAAATGTTGTTCCTTTTAACACTGGTAATGTTGCTAAAGGTGAGCAAGGTTTCTTATACCAATTCTCTGAGAATAGTACTATAGTTGATTTTTATATTCAAAACGCTGGAACAAACTATACAGGAGTTCCTACAGTTGCCATTGAAGATGTTGGAGACATTCAATGCACAGGAACAGTTGTTATGACAGGTGCTGGAGACCAAGTTGCTTCTATTACCATCAATAATGGTGGGTATGGAATTAATCAATCTGTTGATGGAACATACATCTTACATCCAACGGTTACATTCACTAATGCTGGTGGAGATACTACTGGAGCAGGTGCTGTTGCATATGCCATCATGGGAGGAGAATTGCTAGATGGAACTGGTGGAGCATCTTATAGAATTAAGAGCATAGACTACTTAACTGGTGTTCGCTCATAACCTTCATAAATAAACAAGAGGACAATAGTACCTAGGACATGGCAGCCCTATTAACTGATCAATTTAGAATTTTTTCAGCGAGGAAATTCATCAAAGCACTTGAAGGACCAGATGCAACTCAAAGCGATTCTGCAGCAGGTTCTAATCGAGATAGACTTTATGTTTTTATTGGAAGATCCCAACCTTGGGACAATGAGAACGCACCCCCACAGGCAGTGGACTCATTTTCAGAGTTTTCTAACTCGTATGATGACATGATCTCTCTTAAGAGAGTTCTTGCTGCTGATACAGTTCAGGTTGTTCGTAGAATTGACTGGGTTTCTCCTGAAGAAACTACAGGTGGTTTGGGTTTTACTTATGACATGTATCGTCATAACTATTCTCCAAGTAAGACTGCTTCCTCTGGTGCTACTAAACTATATGATGCAGATTTTTATGTTGTGAATTCACAATATCAAGTCTATAAGTGCATCTATAATGGTACTTCCCCTAGCGATCCTAACGGAAAACCCTCTACTGTTGAACCTACTGGTACTTCAACTTCAATTATCACAACTGGTGATGGTTATCGTTGGAAGTATATGTATACAATCCCTGTTGCCTCAGTTCTTAAATTCTTCTCTAATGACTACATGCCAGTTTTTACCAATACTGCGGTAAAGACTAATGCTGTTAGTGGAGAGATCGATACTGTTGTTATAAATGCTGCTGGTTCTGGATATAATAACGGAACCTATGATAATGTTTCTATCAATGGTGATGGTGCTGGTGGTCGTGTTTCTATCGTTGTTGACGGTGGTAAAATTACTTCTGCTACTGTGACATCTGGTGGTACAGGATATACCTTTGGTCAAATTAGTATTAGTGCTATCACTGGTATTGGTACAGGTACTAGTGGTGAAGTTGATGTTGTTATTCCACCTCCAAATGGTCATGGATATGACTCTGGAGTAGAACTTGGTGGTTTCCGAGTAATGATTAACGCTAAACTTTCATATGATGAAGGTGCTGGTGATTTCCCTATTGATAATGATTATCGTCGTATTGGATTGGTAACAAACCCACTCAAATTCGGCACGGCAGAACTTATTGCTGACCTCACAGTTTCTGCTGCAAAGGCTGTTATTTTCTCTCCAACGTTCCAAGGTAATTACGTTCCTGACGAAATTATCACACAAACTCGTGTAGTTGGTGGAACTAACGTAACTGCTCGTGGTCGTGTAGTTTCTTGGAATGCAACAACTAAAGTTTTGAAGTATTATCAAAACTCTGTTGATGGTATTTTCCCTGAAGTTACTGGTACACAAAATGAATTTGATGGATCAAATGTCATTAGTGGTGCCACTTCTGGTGCATCTGGACAACCAGATGTAAATTTCCCAACAGTTCCTAACTCATCTTCTAGGACTATTAACAACACTGAATATGATTTGGGTATGAGATTCAATGCTGCATACGCAAAACCAGAGATTGAACCAAACAGCGGTCAGGTTGTTTACATAGATAATAGGAGAGCAATTAGTCGTGCAAACGACCAAGTAGAAGACATTAAAATCGTAATCGAGTTCTAACCGAATGGCACAAAATACTAATCTAAACGTAACACCGTATTACGACGACTTCGATAAGGATAAGAATTTTTATCGAGTGCTGTTCCGTCCTGGTTTTCCTATACAGGCAAGAGAACTCAGCACAATGCAGAGTATTCTACAGAATCAGGTAGAGTCTGTAGGAACGCATCTATTTAAAGATGGTGCGATGGTAATTCCTGGTCAAGTTGGTTATGACTTGAATGTACAGGCAGTTCTTCTTCAAGAATCTTTTTTAGGTAGTGATGTTGAAACTTATAGATCTCAAATCACAGGCACAATTATTGAAGGTCTTTCTACTGGTGTAAAAGCAAAAGTTCTTTATAGTATATCTGCATCTGAATCTGAAAAGGGATATATCACCCTTTATGTTAAGTATATTGATTCTGGAGATACTACATCTGAAACTGCTTTAAAGACTTTCCAAATTAATGAACAGTTGATTACCGACAAGGAAATTACGTTCGGTTCAACTTTGATTGAAATTGGCACTCCATTCGGTCAACTTCTTCCTGTTAATGCTATTGCACAAGGATCTACAGCATATATTAGTGATGGTGTATATTACATTAGAGGACACTTTGTAAATGTCCCTTCAAACTATTTGATCCTTGATCAGTATAGTAGCAATCCTTCTTATAGGGTTGGTTTAGAGGTTCTGGAGTCTATTGTTACTCCTGAAGATGATGAATCTTTGAATGATAATGCTGCAGGAACTTCAAACTATTCAGCACCTGGTGCTCATAGATTTAAAGTTCAAACACAATTTGTAAAACGATTAATTAGTGATGAAGCAGATAAAGACTTTATCGAACTTTTAAGAATTAATAATAGTAGAGTAGAAAGTTTTGTACAAAGAACTGAATATAGTGAGTTAGAAAAATCTCTGGCTCGTAGAACTTTTGAAGAGTCTGGTGACTATGTAATTGATACATTCAACATTACTATGCGAGAGCATCTTAATGATGGATTTAATAATGGTGTTTATAATAAGGGACAAGATTCCGATCAAGGAAATCCTGCTAATGACGATAAATTAGCAATTGAGGTTTCTCCTGGTAAAGCATATATTAGAGGATATAGAACTGCATTTACTAGTCCACGGTATGTTGATGTAGATAAACCAAGAGATTTTGAGACTCGTGAAAATGGTATTGTTAATTTCAATCTTGGTAATTTCGTAAAGGTTTATGATGTTCATGGTTGGCCAGAAATATCTGGAGATGGTGTTAGCGATGCATATCAAATTTTAAATCTATATGACGATTGGGCACCAAATGCAACTTCTTCTGTAAAAGCAGGTGCTAATAGAGTTGGTAGATGTAGAGTAGTTCAGTTACAAAAATCTGCTAGTGCTTTAGCTGCAACATCACCATTTGGAATTGAACCAACTATTACTGGAGGTGTTTATGATCTCTGGTTCTTTGATGTTCAGATGTTTACTGCTTTGAACATTACAAATCCAGTAACTTATACTGCAGGTACTAGAATTCAAGGTAAAACTTCTGGTGCAACAGGTTATGTTGCAGATACTGGAAATAATACACATTACATTTGGCTTGAGCATGTAAGTGGTAAATTCACTAATGGTGAACTTTTGTCTATCAATGGTAGAGATTCTGGAACTTTAGAGGCAGCACATAGTTATCAATTGAGTGATGTTAGATCTTCTTTCGGTCTTGATGGTTCTAGTGCTGTTAGGTTTGGTGCAAACTGGATTCTGAATGATGCTCGTCCTATCGAATCTTCTACAGTAAATATTAATGAAGTAACTGGTAATGTTTTAACTATTGATACTGTTAGTGGTGCTGATGGTTCAAGAACTGCAGGAACTTATAATGTTTCTACCACTGGTGTATCTACTGATGGATCTGGTGCTGGTGCTACTTTCCAGATTGTAGTTGATGGATCTGGTGCTGCTACGGTTACTGTTACTGCTGCTGGTGCTGGATATGTTATTGATGAAACTGTTACTGTTCAAGATGCTCAACTTGGATCTGGTGGTGCAGCAGTATTAACATTTGATGTTGCTAGTGTTGGTCGTGAAAATATTACTGGTTTCCGTACAAGATTTGAAAAAGATTTGAGACCAGGTGATGTAGTTACTCCAACACTTTCTGATTTGGAAGGTACAAATACTCTTCGTGTTAGGAGAGTCGATCCTACTGCTATTGCAACTACTTCAACGAATAGAAAGTCTACAGTATTGGCAGGAGATGCAATTTTTGATTACACTGACCAAACTACTAGAATTGATAATAGTTTAAAGGTTGGTACAGTTGCTACTGGTGAATATAGTGAATTAGTTAGATTACGTCCATTCATCTTCCAGAAAGATTACCAGAATGGAGAACTTTCTTTTGACCTTCCAGAAGATACAATGAAATCTTTGGATGATGAATCATTCTTTGTCTTTAGAAACTTCGCATCCAAAACAGTAACTTCAGGTTCTATTACATTTACTCTTCCTGAAACTGAAGCATTCGGTGCATTATCTAGTGATAATTATATTCTTACAATTATTGACAATGGAACTTCTTCAATATTTACTGATGGGGAGAATGTAGATATTGATGCACAGGTAGATGCTGGTGTACTATCAACATCTTTTGGTTCTGATAATCAATCTTTCTCAATCAGTGGTCTTACTGGTATTGCTACAGTAACTCTTACAGCGTTAGTTTCTAAGAATACTGTTGCTAGAAAAATTAAGACTGCTTCTAAGATGAAGTCATTGAAAGTCTTTAAAACTGATATAGATGTAGAAGAGCAACCAACAGGTCTTGTTCATAGTCTTCTTTATGGAACTAGAGTTGAAGATTTAGATATTTCGTTTGGTGTTAATGATGTTTATAACGTTCATGCAATCTATGAATCCTATGATGATAATGATGCACAATCACCATATGTTGTTCTTACTGAATCAGTATTCTTTGCTGCAAGCACATTAATTATTGGTAAAACTTCTGGTGCTAGAGGTCGAGTTATTTCATTCTCTAACGCAGATTTAAAACTATATTATGTTGCTCTGAATGAAATTCCATTCATTACAGGAGAAACTATCACTGGTGAAAATTCTGCTGGAGATGCTATCTCAGGTATTATTGATGATGGTGAGGGTTCTATTTTTGCAGGAAGTAAAGTTATTACTGATCAGTTCCAACTTGAAGCGGGACAGAAAACTAATTTCTATGATGTTTCTAAATTAATTCGTCTTCCTTCTACTGTAGCACCTACACGAAGATTGCTTGTAATTTTTGACTTCTTCACTCACGAAGCATCTGGTGATTACTTCTCAGCAGAATCTTATAGTGGAATTAATTACAAAGAGATTCCTAACTTCAAGTTAGATGGTTCTATTAAGTATATTCGAGATCAAATTGATTTTCGTCCTGCTGTTAAAGAACTGAGAAATGGTACAGGAACTGTAAGTGATCCTTACTATGTCAACTGTACTACTTTTGACTTTGTTTCTAGGGTATTCAGTACTGCTGGTGGTGCAGGTGGTTCAACCATCTTCGATATTATGCAAGTCAATTCATCATTTAGATGTGACTATGCTTGGTATCTCCCAAGAATTGATAAGATATATCTATCACATGATGGTCAATTAATTGTAAGTAAAGGTGTATCTGGTTATTTCCTTATTCCACCTCCAAGAGTTGAAAATGCCATGCTTTTGGCAACTCTTGAATACAAACCATATGTGTTTGATCCAGAAAGAGATGTTCTGATTACTACAGAAGTTATCAGACGATATACGATGAAAGATATTGGTGATCTTGAGCAAAGACTTACCCACGTTGAATATTATACTTCACTTTCAATGCTTGAATCTCAAGCAGAAAACACCAAGACTTATGACGAGAATGGATTTGATCGTCTGAAGAATGGTTATGTTGTAGATGATTTTACAGATCATACAACTGGTGATGTTCTACATCCAGATTACAAGTGCTCTCTTGACTTTAGAGAGGGTCAACTACGTCCACAACATTATACAACAAACGTAGCACTTCAATATAATGCAGCAGACTCTACAAATATTGTAAAGACTGATGGTAATGTTTTAATGTTACCTTTTGAGGATGTTGCACTTATTACTCAACCTTATGCATCTAGAACTGAGAATGTTAACCCATTCAACGTATTTACATTCATTGGTCGTATTGATCTAACTCCAGCATCTGATGACTGGATTGATATTGAGCGTATGCCAGCTCGTGTTGAGAACATCGAAGGAGACTTCTCATCTGTTTCTGCTGATATGCAGGTTGACCAGAATGGTTTTGCACCTGTTCAATGGGGTTCTTGGCAAACTAACTGGACTGGTGAAACATTACAATCAACTTCTCAAAATAGATCTTCTTCAGGTACACTTGGTGTTGGTCGTCAGTTAGGTCGTGCGGGTCATGGTCAGCGTCGTCAAGGTCTATTCTATCTACATGAACGTCGTACATTCCGTGTTGTAAACAACCAAGCACGTCAAGGTATTCGTACCAGAGTTGTTCCTAAGATTGAAAGGAGGTCATTAGGTGATACAGTTCTTTCTAGAAGTAGTATTCCTTGGATTAGATCTCGTAACATAGGTTTCAACGTTGATCGTATGAAACCACGTACTAGAATGTATGCATTCTTTGATGGTATTGATGTAACTAATTACCTTACTCCTAAAGTAATTGAACTTATCAAGAACTCTACAACTGATGCTCGTACAAATGAAACTCCATTTGTTGTTGGTGAAACTGTTACAGGACAAACTTCAGGATGTCAGTTAAAAGTTGTTGCTCCTGATGATGGATATAAAACTAATCCTTATGGTAAAGGTGAAGAAACTCTTCCTACATCATATGCTTCTCAAACAGCACTTTTAAACCATGACATTACTGCTATTTCAGAAACTGTATCTCCAGATTACTTTGGAAATATGCAAGTTGGAGAAATTTTAGTTGGTCAAACTTCTGGTGCTAGAGCAGTTGTTGAGGATCGTCGTCTTCTAACTGATAATGTTGGTAATCTACAAGGTACATTCTTTGTTCCTTCTCCTAAGAACGATGCTAACCCACGTTGGGCAACAGGTACTCGTGCATTTAGATTTACAACATCTGATGTTAACAGCAAAGCACCTGGTGTAGTAGATTCTTCTGCAGATACAACTTATTCTGCAACAGGTACATTACAGACTGTTCAAGAAAATATTCTTGCAATTCGTAATGCTGAACTTGTTAGAGATACGGTATCTGAAGATAGAGTTGTAGAAACAACTAGAACTGAAACACGTCAGATTGGTTGGTATGACCCTCTTGCTCAATCATTTATTGTTGAGGAAGAAGGTGGTGTATTCCTTTCAGGTGTTGAAATATTCTTCAATACGAAAGATGATAATATTCCAATCTCGATGCAGATTAGGACTATGGAAAATGGATATCCATCTAAGTCTATTTTACCATTCTCCGATGTAACTATAACACCTGATCAGGTAGAAATTTCAGAAAGTGCTGCAGTTGCTACTAAGTTCTCATTCCAAGCACCTGTATACATTAAGTCTTCAGTTGAATATTGTTTTGTTCTTCTGTCTGACTCTAATGAATATCAAGTCTGGATTTCTAGAATGGGTGATGTTGATGTTAGTGGTAATAGAACAATCTCTGAACAACCTTATGCTGGTGTTTTATTTAAATCACAGAACGCATCTACATGGACTGCTGATCAGTATGAAGACTTGAAGTTCACCGTATATCGTGCAAACTTTACTCAGACATCTGGAACTGTTGCTCTTAATAATACGGCACAAGGTAAAGGTAATGGTGGTATACACAGGTTAATTGATAATCCAATTCAGACCATCAAACCAAAACTTGTTCTTACCACTGGTCCTGCTGCTACTCAGTACACCTTTAGTATTGGTGCTCGTTTGTTACAACTTACTTCAAATGCTCAAGCAACTGTAGTTTCTTCGACAACATCTAACTCTGTTGCGGATACTATTACATGTAATGATGTAGATGGTAATTGGTTGGGAGGAACATCTACTACTTTCCTCGTAAGATCTTCTGAAGCACTTGCAACTCAGGTAGTTGGTAGTGCATCTGGAACCCTTGCTGTTGGTGATGTTGTTACTGGTGCAACATCTGGATCTGTTGGTATTGTTAAGACTTGGAATGGATCTAATGCATTGGTACTTCATTATATTACTGGTGCATTTACTAATGCTGAGACTATAAATGAGGCTGGTGGTTGGTCTGCAACTGTAACTTCTTCTACTGAAAGTGGTGATTCTTACGGTGCATATCTTTCTACTGCACCTACCTATGCAAGTGATGAGAAAGAAATTCTTGTCTATCATAGAAATCATGGTATGCATCAACGTACAAATAATGTTAAAGTTGAAGGTGCAATTTCCGAAGTTTCTGATACAACTCTAACTAGTGCATTGGCAGCAGCTGCAACATCAATTACAGTGGATAATGCAACTGCATTCCATAAAGTTGTAAATGGTGCTGCTATTAGTAATGCAAATCCAGGATATATTAAGATTGGAGATGAAATTATTACATATAATGCTATTTCTAGTGATGGTAAAACCATTACTGTTGCTACCTCAGGTAGGGGTACTAACGGAACTACTGATGTAACACATGCTTCTGGAGCAGTTGTTCAATGCTATAATCTTGATGGCATTCCTCTAATCGATATTAATAAGACTCATACAAGTATATCTTGTCCTTGGTTGGATACTTATATGCTTCATCTTAATGGTGTAGCAAACAATGGTATTCGTGCTGGTGGAAACATGATTTACGCTTCTCAGAATACACAGTTTGAAACACTAACACCTACTGTTTCTGTGATGAATTTACCTGAAACAGATATTACTGCTAGAATTAATACAACTACAGCAACATCTATTGGTAATGGAAGTTCTGCTGTTGATCAAAATTCCTTTGTTAATGATGGTTCTTATGAGTTTGTAACATTAAATGATATGAACTTCTTCCCCAATCCTAGGATGGTTTGTTCTGAGATCAATGAGAATGCTAAACTAGATGGTCAAAAATCATTAACTATGCTTATTGATTTGTCCACTACAAAATCAACACTTTCTCCTGTTGTTGACTTAGATAGATGTTCATTGATCACAACAAGTAATAGAATTAATGAGTGGCCAGGTGGTTCTTCTCCATATGGTCAGCAAAGTGCAATTGATACATCACAAGATGTTTCTGCACTCCCATTGGGTGATCAAAATGACTGTGTATACATGACAAGACTTGCTCGTCTTATTAGAGAGTCTAGGTCTTTGAGAGTTGACTTCCAGATGTCTCGTCCACCAGAAGCAGATGTTAGAATTTACTACAGGGCATTTAGCACTGGTACTACTGATGATATCGATTCTATTGGTTGGACACAAATGGATAAACCTCTTCAGTATGATGATTCTCCTAGTGAAGAAATTCTTTGGAAGGATTATTACTATGAAGTTAGTGGTTTGAACTTTAACGCATTCCAACTTAAGATCGTTCTAAGATCTTCTAACCAAGCAAGAGTTCCCCTGATCGCTGATTTACGTGCCATCGCACTTGCAACATAATGATAGAGGATAATAAACCACATCCACATGATTCTATGCCAATTGCTAATGGCACTAATAGATACGCACCCCCTGAAAAAATGATTGAATTAGAAGAAAATCCAAGACCCGAAGAAGAGATAGCAGATGATTGGTTTGAAACTGATACATATGCATCAAGACATGAATCAACACCTGAGTTTGAAAAGGATGCTGAAGAGGTAGTAACCATGCATGAGAAGATGTATAGGATTGCTACATCAAAATACAATCCATTTGCTGTAGGAGGGTCGGAGAATATCCATGACTTCGATTAAAGATGATTTACCAGAGTTAATTCCAGTTGAGGGAAAAGATGGTTTTTATAGAGATGCATCTTCTACTGCCATCGTAAAGGATAACCCTGATGAATATGATAAATATATGGCATCTTACAATAAGAGGCAAAAAGAAGCAGCGGATAAGCGAGCTTTACAAAATGAGGTTTCTGAGTTAAAATCAGAAATGAGTGAAATCAAATCACTTTTACTAACGTTAGTCCAAGACAAAAAATGACAGATGATGCAAATGCACCTGTAGAACAGGTGTCACAACCAGATATGCTCCGACAGTTTAGGGAGCGTTTTAATGCGGTTATTGAGGAAAATAAACAATTAACGGAAAAGATTAAAGGAAACGAAGTTGTTGCTCTAAAACTCCAAGGTGCTATTGAAGCATTAGAGTACTACAACAAAGAGGAGTCTGCACCTCCAGATGAGGAAGTTGTAGATAACCTTGAAACTGCATAATAAATATGGGGGCAGTAATGCCCCCTTTTTACTGGCATAAATAACTTGGAAGCATGTTCTCATAGAGTTGTCCTAATAAAATGGCAAATAGAATTCAATTAAGACGAGGTGGTGCCCAAGAATGGCAAAACTCAAATCCAATTCTCGCTCAAGGTGAGTTTGGGGTTGAACTCGATACTGGTCGTATCAAAATTGGTGATGGTGTAACATCTTGGAACACTCTTAGGTATGAACGACCGATTGAATCTGTATCCAATACGGCAAATACTCTTGTACAAAGAGATACTGATGGTAATTTTTCTGCAGGTACTATTACTGCAACCCTTATTGGTAACTCTGCAACATCTTCTAGACTTGCTTCTTCTAGACAACTTCAATTAGCTGGTGACGTTGAAGGTTCTCAAATTTTTGATGGATCTCAGAATATTACAATTACTTCAACTTTAGACTTACTTTCTTCATTACCTCACCACGACAACACTGCAGATTCTGAAGGAACTTATACTAAGGTTGTAGTAGATGCTAAGGGTAGAGTTAAAAATGCTTCTAATCCAACAACTCTTGCTGGATATGGTCTCGATACTAATATTGAAGGTACTGGTGCTCAAGCATACGATTTAGACTTGGTTGCTGTTGCAGGTCTTACCACTACTGGTTTAATTAGTAGAAGTGCTAGTAATACTATGGTAACTCGTACCATTACTGGTACAGCGACAAGAATTTCAATTAATGATGGTGGTGGTCTTGCTGGAAATCCTACCATCGATCTTATTACAACTGCTGTAACATCAGGTGATTATAATACGGAATCCCTGACATCTATAGCAGGTACACAGACAGTAAACGCTACGAAATTTACTGTTGACGACTACGGTCGTTTGACAAGTGCCACAACTGTACCAATCGCTACAGCAGTTGAAGGAACAACTGCCCTAGATTATGCAGCAGGTACGACATACGTAAGGTATGATATCATTAAAAATGCCTCTAAGGTATATCAAGCAATTACTGGAATTGCTGCAGGCCAAGGTGCTCCTACTCATAATGATACTAGTGATGCTGGCGGGTGGAGATACCTCGCTGCCGAGAGTACAGAACAGAAGGGTCTTGCATCTTTCGCACAGGAGGATTTTGATGTAGCATCTGGTCACGTTAGTATTGCTACAGCAGGTGTAGATAATCCACAATTACAAAATAGTAGAATATCCTTTGCTGATGGAAATGCTGTAGAGCATTTTGATCTAGATCAAGAACTAACTGCGACTACGGGATATAGAGGTTTAAATAAATTAAATTATGTTAAAGTTAATGATACAAGCGGTAATCTACTGTTTGGTGCGAATAATACTGGTGATGGTGGTGCTGGAGAAGTTGATATTAACGCAAGACTTTATTTTAGTGACGCAGACATTACCTTCGACGGAGCGGCTGCACAAACTTTAGATAAGACTGGTGATGGTAATTTAACATTCCAGACTACACAGAACTCATCTTCTGCTAGAACATTAAGTATTTTAGCAACTAATGCTGGTACTGGTACTAGTGGTGTTGTTGTAACTGCAGAAGATGCTGTTACCATAACTGCATCAGATGCTGCTGGTAAAGTACAAGTAGAAGACATGTACTTCCAAGGGGATTACATTGCTTCCTCTGCTGCTACCATGATCCTTGATCCTGGTGATGATAGAGCAGTAGCTGGTAAAGTTCAGATAATGGGGGATTTACAAGTAGATGGAACGACTACAACAATTAATTCAACAATCACTACGTTGGATGATCCTATTATCACTCTTGGTGGTGATACTGCTCCAGGTTCAGATGACAACAAGGACAGAGGAGTTGAATTCAGATATTACGACGCTTCGGCAAAGGTTGGATTCTTTGGTTACGACGATTCAGCCGCAGATCTTGGAGGGCATACAGGAGCGTTTACATTCCTCTACGATGCCACAAATTCCTCCGAAGTATTCTCTGGAACAGATGCAGGGATCGTCGCTGGTAATTTAAAACTTACAACTAATACTAACTCAACATCAAATACTACTGGAGACTTAGTAGTTGCTGGTGGTGTTGGTATTGGAGATGATGTTAATATTGGTGGACTATTAGATGTAGACGGTACATTCCGTGCTAATTCTACAAGTAGATTTGATGATAATATTGTATTCCAAGGTGCTTCTA